AAAGAGCTGTTTTTAATAATTAAACCACCGGCATGAAACTAAAATATTACTGCACGGCGCTTGTAATATCTGTGCTTCATTAGAATTGAGTTTTACGAATAAGCTGGTTTTATTGCACAGTGAAGATCATTTGCAAGTTGTGTTCAACCTCAGATTCTTGCACATTAGTAGCCACGGATATTTCCTTAACCAGCAAATTCTTGGCAGTATCCATCATTTTCCTTTCACCGAAAGAAAGGTTCTTGTCGCTCTTCAAGATAAATAAGTCCCGTAAAACACTGGCAATTTCAAATACTGAACCGGTTTTTATTCTTTCGAGGTACTCTTTGTAGCGCTTATTCCAGGTCTGCTTATCGATAGTAACATCTTTATTACGCAGAATTTCATATACCTTGGGTATTTCTTTTTCCAAAATTATTTCACGTAATCCAACTGCTTTAACGCCCATCATCGGAATCATTATTTTCATTCCATTACCCATAATTTTCATAACATAGAATGGTTGCTTTTTACCCATTACTTCCCTATTTTCAATGGCTTCAATAACTCCTACGCCATGAGCCGGATATACCGCCAAATCCCCTACTTTAAACATTTTTTTCTTCGCCTGCCTTTCCGTAACAATAAAGTAGTATACCATTATTAAAACTATTAGTCAACGACCAATCCAAATTGAATGATCAATCATAAAGATGAATAGATAAATATTTAAAGTAAAAGTTATATCATAAATGCTAAGCTATCAATTTAAAAGATTATTTTAAATAGAAAAAGGAGCTACTTCCGAAAAGAAGTAAACTCCTCAAATTCACTGGGCACCCGGACTTGAACAAATAGGATAACAATCTTAAATAATTACGTTTATCTATTGTGCATTTTTCTGCGTGCCCCGAAAAATGCCCCGAATTTCTATAACATCGGCATATTTGATTTTAATGTTACATCTTAAAATATCCATATTGCAAACGCTACGATTGAAAAGGAAATAAAAAGTAAAATAAGCAAAACGATGCTGCATCCCATCTTTCGACCAACTTTTCTCTGTCGTCCGGATTGCGTCAAGGGAATTTTCGTCTTTTTTGATATTCTGTTTTTCAAACCGGAAATTCCGATCGCACGCTTCGATGAAAAAGAAAAACCAAATTTTTTACCCATATGCCATTCCTTTTATATAAACTTCACTTTCTCTGACAAGTCGGATATTATAATAACACTATTCACTTTTTTTAAAAGATAAAAAAGCGGATGCTTTCACATCCGCCCTGGCACTTTATATCACCTTCCCCTACTGAAGTTTAGACTCATTCAGTTTGTTTTCAATATCTTCCACGGTGGTTAGACATGATTCTGTTTTTTCGGTAATCATTTCGGATATTGATAGAATAGGATTGCTTATGTGAGTAGAGTCATTAGTTTTACTATCAAGTAATTCTTGGTATTTTCCAGTCAGCAGATTAGCTAAACTATGAATGTGAAATAAGTTATCCCGAATGACATCAACATTATTTTTCATTATAATTTCTCCTATTTAATTTGTTGGATATTATTAACCCGTTTTAATTTATAGTTGCTTCAATATTTTTACCGCTACCACTTTGCTGCTTTGTGGCTCCCGCGTCAAGCCACTCTTCAAACAAATCTAATTTTTCACTAATTGATTTCGCCCTTTCCTGGACAATATCAGCGATTGAAAGGAAAGGTTCGCTTGTTATGGATTTACTTGTGTCTAATTCCCCTGATTCAATCAAAGAATAATACAGAGTACCTAAAAGATAGGCCATACTGTCCACATGCCAAACATTGATCTGTATATCTCGTAAAATAGCCGTTATCTGATATTCTATTGTAACACCTTGAACAGGTATTAATTGTTTTATGCTTCCCGTGTTGAGCCACTCTTCAATCAAATTCAATTTATTACTAATCGCTGTCGCCTTTTCCCGGACAATATCAGCAATCGAAAGAATAGGATCGCTTGTTTCATCCGCGTTAACTCTCAATAATCCTGCATCGACAAGTTCCGTATGATAACGCGCTATAAGATTACCCATGCTATCCACGTGCCTAGACATTGTACTTTGTATTTCTTTCCTAAGATTTGTCCTTTAACTTTTTCTTTTCTATTGTTTTTTCTCCATTTATTAAATTTTTTATTATGCCACTTCTTTAAAACTTTCCTTGAATTTTAATATTTCTACTGTTCTGCCAGGAGTATATTTTAGCTTAGGATTGCGCAGCATTAATCCTTCGCCGCCGCGCGAGATAATTTCTTTTAGGTAATTCAAAGCATCTTTAAGGTTTTTAATCCGCCCTGCAGTAACAATAATAAGAGGTCCGGTTTCATATTTTTTAGCCTGTGTCAACCTATCCACGTATTGCCCTGGGCAAGATGGTGAATCAAAAATCATAAACCTCATTGATTGAGTGAAACGGCCATATCTGACCGCCGACACGCTTCGATGAAAGCCGTTAACGCCGTCATATACTTCACCATCAAGCGGAATACCGGCAGGCAAAACAGCACGCCATGAATCGGGCAAATCCACCTTAAACCCACCGCGTGTCCACATATCAAAGCCATCCCAATAGGCGCGGCAACCATTATACTTTTCCGTTGCTATCCAGCCGCGTACTGGTTTCCCGTTATAATCAACTCCATGCTGCATATCTTTTTCGTTCATAGTGCTGTCGTTTTCCCCTGTTCTGATATTTAATTTTTATATCTATGTGTCTATGTATCAATGTTTTCAGGTGTTGTCAATATATTTTTCTATATATGTTGCTTTCAATGTAAATGTATGTTAATTAATAATCATGGAATCAAATAGAAAAAATTATAATACGACACTGAAAGCTGACCTTATTAAGAAACTGAAAATTCTTTCTGCTGAAGAAGATAAACGGCAAAACGATCTTTTGGAAGAAGCGATTGAAGATATTCTTAAAAAATATGATAAGACCACCCGAAAACAAAAATAATATTTTCAGTTTTCAATCTAACAACTACATTTGTCATTTTCTTTAACCACCTCCCTGCTGGCAAAATAATGGATTGCGACGTTACCCGCTATTGAACGATCTGAGCCTGCCCAGCGTGTTTGTGTCCGTCTTTGCGTTAATCAACTGCACAGCAATATATTGAAGACTTCCTATTGAATCTGAGTGACATCCGGAAACATACCCCTGCCCTTTTCCAAAGTACCCCTCTTTTTTATTTTACGGTATAACAAGCCATATTTTTATTTCCGGCGGGATTTCCACTGTCTCAATAGAAATTGAATTATTATTAACAATTTCAAAAAATTTATTTATCCGAGAAACCTAGATCATCATTATCATGGGGCAGAGATGGAACCGTAAATTCCTGGTCCTCGGCATATCGGTCCATCCATTCCGCTACTCCATCTAGTAGAAATTCAAGCAGCGCCGGCCCCTTCGTCGGATCTCCATTAACGATGGCTATAATCTTTTCCACGTTTGCTCTCTGAAAATTTTCCGCGTCGAATTTAAACCGGGCGGCTCGCTTGGTCAGTTCCTGCTCAAACGCTCCTCTCGGAACATATTCACCCTTTAAAATTTTTAACTTTATTTCTTTGGATTCTGCGTCGGCTATCGATTGCCGAGCATCAGCGTCATATTTACGTTCCTGTATTTCAGCTTGTGCTTTCGACGGTTTTGAACCGTCCGTTCTTGGTAAATATTTCAATGCATATTTATCGACGGCAGACGTAGAGAATGTACCTTCTTCTGTTCGCTTTAATTTCTTTAGTTCGACATGCTCATAGAGCTGGCTTCTTGATATTTTCCACCCTTGTTTTTTTAAATATTTGTGTACGTCAGCTACACAGCGCAAAGTTGTTTCATTTTTATTTATTTCATCATTCATAAAAACTCCTTATTAATTAATTTAAAATTTCTTTACCCGCGCCCGCCCGCCGCGCTGCTCATCTGCATCTATAGATAACTAACCAGAAAACAAGGGCGCAGTCTTAAACTTAATACGCCATAAACGGCAGCTTTCTGGTGTTATATTTAATTTTTCTGCAATGATTTTATCGTTGATTCCAGCCCCGGATAAAACTGCTAATAAAAAAAGTCTCTTAAAATCAAGATGTGATCCGCTGAAGATCTGGCCGGTCAGTGCTGTGAAATACTTACCGCAATATTCGCAATTTAAACGATCGCCATTCCAAAAATGATAATGGCGCNGGCCGTCGTTAATGGCCCGTTTACATCTAGGACAAAAAGCTCCGCCCGGATGCAATTTTTTCAATATCCAGTGTCGGCAGCGTGCTTCATCAAAGAAATCTGCATTCAATGCCGCAAAAGCTTCATAATTTATCATAAAATCCGCCATAAATACCTATGTTATAAATTGCAAATTAATATAGTATGTCCGTTTTTCCGGTCTGGTAAAACCACAAAACTAGTGAATTATTGCGGTTTTGCAACCCGTATGGCTTCGACCTCCGGGAAGGACCCGCTCATCTTTTCCGTCAGCCCGCGTCAGGGGTGCGTCAGACTGAAACGGCAATTCCGTCAGCCCACGATCCGCACTGGTATTGAGCGCGTCAGACACGTCAGACCATTTTCTTACAAATTCAAAATATAGTGTCAGAAACAGATATAAGAAAATACCGCGCGCGCACGCGCGCACATGTATATATTGTTGCAAACTGGGCTGACGTGTCTGACGCAAAAAAATAATAATGTATAAACAATAGCTTACAAATTTATAAAATGACATCTGGTCTGACGCCGGTTTGACGCGGGCTGACGGAATTGATTCTAATTTGCTAAAAATGGCGGGGATTAATACTTTGGGGTGGTTATTTAACCAGGGGCGGCGGGGCGCGGGGCTGGGCGAGAAGCAATATTTAAACAGCCATTTGAAGAAAGGAGCGACCGCACACGGCCGATATTTAATAGTAAAATAACTCTTAATCACTTTGTAAACTCCCTCTCATCTCAATGCCGCGGATCTGGTTTTTTCGTTCGCCATTGACCTGAGGGCGATATAATTTCAAGTGGTTTATAGATGAAAGCAATTCTCTAAAAAAATTGTCATAATTTAAGGGGATATATCCATAAGCACCACAATATTTACGATAACTGTCATACAGTTCTTTTTTCTCGATTGAAGCATTCTCGTCAAAATTACACTCATCCTCAGTAAAACAAAGTACCGGGTTATTTGAGCGACGATAACCCATCATTAAGGTTTTTGTTTCATCGCACATTGTAAATAATTTTTGCTCACGTAACCGGATTAAACCGACTAAGGCCCACCAAAAGATTTCGGAAAGTTCTTCTTTGAGCACGTCAAAAAGGTTCGGATCACGTTGCGGATCACCTTCGAAAAATTGCCGTTTGAATTGAACCGGTAAGAAACGCCGGAAATATCCATGACTGTTATCTCTAATCCGTGGAAAGGAATTGCCGGCAAAAGCCAGTTTACAATAGGGCTGGAAGGTGAAAGCGTTCTTATGCTTAAAAGCGGCATTAATTATATCGCCGCTGGTAATAGCTTTAAAATACGGACTTTCAATAGCCTGGGCGCCGATCTCTGTCGAGATATTTATCAGTTTATGATAAAGACTCGATCGATGAAATTCATTTTCAAGATCCACAAAGGAAACTGCCGCGCAATTTTCCTCTCCCAGCATTTCCTTCAGGATCATTAAAAACTTTGATTTACCATCTTCGCCTGGGCCGAGAAGAAAAAGGCATTTTTCATATTTTGTATGCCTGACTAGGCAATATCCCGCAAACTCTTGGAGTTGAGCTATAGGTCCAGGAGTTTGAACCGTCTCTAAAAGATACTTTTCCCAACGGACGCAGCGTTTATCTGTGTCTGGATTAAAAGACACCGGCAGGCTGTAAGTGCTTAGATATCCCGGATCATGCGAAGCCATCTCAAAATTAATAAGGTTAAACATGCCGTCTTTGAGACAGATCCAGTCTTCTTTGTCATTCAACTTACGGCCATGCGGAATAGTGGAAAGCATTTTTACTTGATAAACAGCATCCTCGACGCGACTTTTTTGCGATTCGTCGCGTAAGTGCTCAATAGCAATACAGCGAATATGATCCTCATCAAAGATTTCCCAGACTTGCCCATTCCAGCGGAATATCAGACCAGTTTCCGGATCTGATAAAAGCTTCATATCTGATATGATTCTTTCGGCTAATAAACGCGGTTTGAAGCTATAACGATTATTGACACCATGATCAAAAAATTCCAGGACGTCGTTTGTATTTTCGACGGCACCGTCATTTTTAGTTTCATTCCCGGATGCTGCCGGCTGCCAGGGTAAAGCATCATCAATCAAGACTTGCAGATCCTCGGCTGTTTTGCCATGGCGGACAAAGAAGTCAGTCAGATCCTGGCCATGATCCTTTGGAACGCTGCCAGATGCATCAACGCCCATGAAGGCTGGCCATTGTATTATCCGGATCGATTTCGCCTTGCTGGTCAAGGATTCAGCTGCAAAGCGGGTATAACTCTGGCCGGCTTTATCAGCATCATAAGCAATTACAACATCCCGGCCCTTAAAATACTTTAAGTGTTCATCCGGCCATTTTTTTAATTTTGATGTTTGCGTAATGGCATTGAATCCGTGCGAAAGAGCACAGAGGGTATCGCTCTCACCTTCACACAACAAAACAGGGCCATCCTGAGGCTTTGCAGGGAAAAGACGGGCATCGCCGGTCGACTCTGCAAAAGAAATAATTTTAAACTGTTTTGCGCCTGGTTGATACAGGCGTATATTTTCAAGCTTGCCAAATCCGTTAAAAATAGGAATAGCTATTTTTAATGGATTTGATATTTTTTGTAAGTGGCCAGTTTTTTTGTCTAGTCGATAGGTTTGAAAACGCAGATCAAGAATCTTAATCCACTTTCGGGACCAGCCGCGTTCCTTTTCCAGCCGGGACAGCCAGATCTCAGGCAATGGCGGAAATTTCTCCCATGCTTCATTCATAAACGCAATTGTCTGATCGGCGCTTATTTCTACATTCGGGCGATCATCTTTTTTATGGGCACTATTCTCGGCATAAGGAACGTTATATTTTTCACAAAACGATTTAAAGCCGTCTTTCTGGCCCAGGTGATTAACTTCGGAATAGAGTTTGACCAAGTCCCCATCAGCTGCGCAGCTGAAGCAATGATAAACGTCATTGTGGATATTATAAGAAAAAGACAATGAAGGCGTATTTTCGCTTTCCGAGTGAATCGGGCATAATCCCCACAACTCGCCCTTTTTATCCGGTCCTTTTTTAATATGGCAAATCTCGCGGCAAATTTTTTCGCGGTCAGAATCAGATAGATATTTTTTAGTAATACTCATGATTTATTTTCAACTTTTGAATTTCGTAATGTTTTTTTCCAGATTGTAGCCGGGCTAATTTTCTCCGGCCCGGCTACAATTGCACCCGTGAACCGGAGAAAAAAGTTGAGGGCGCGCCCCCGGCGTATGGATACCACCAGGCTTTTTTATTTTTCATTATTTGGCTATGGCCCTAACGCTAATAATTGAATCAGCAAAAGTTCTTTAGATATCTGGTCTATTACATTATTTTGTAACTTGGAATTTCTAGAGTCATCCCGAAGAGACAATATTTCCTCTTTCAATATTTTTACGTAAAGCAATATTTTGTTCATAAGATCATTAAAGGACTGCGGCCCGGTTTCGACTATTGATTTATGTTCTTCTGCCGGCAGTGCATATGACGGCATTGGTTTGCCCCATGACTTTTCCAAAATTCGCGCGGCTTCACATCCTGACAACTGTCGGCAATTAATTAATGCCCGCGACAAGGCTTTGATAGAACGCTGACCTCTCTTTGATTTTATGATCCTCAAAACAGGTGTGCAAAACCTTTGATAAAATAATTCAACGTCTATTTTTTTATTTTGAAGACGCCAATTATGCATCGATAAAACAGTGCTATCAATCTCATTGAGATTTTCAATTAATTTAAAATCGTGACTATGCCCATGACCATGCGGTATTGACGGAATTAAAATATCAGTTGCGCAGCGGCCCGCCATAAGTTCATAAACACGCGGCGTTGTGAATAGACGATGCGTTACACTTTCCACACGGGATGAATCCAAAAACATAGATTTGCATATTCCAGAAACTTCAATGCCTTCGTGTTTACCCGGTTGAATTGAGACTAAATAAAGAGTTAAACCAAAATACCAACCGATTAAAGCATGACCGCTTTCGTGAATTGCAGTGAAATTTTCAATATCGGCGGCGGTGATTTTTTTCTTAATACGCAAACCTGCCATGACCTTTTCCCCAACTTATTCCGTTTTCATTCATCCAAACACAAAGCGCTCGAGTACCGACACTATAAACTCTGTCAATTGTTTTGATCGGACAATCGAGATATGTTTTAACCCACCGGATAATGATTTCGCGAGGTTTGTCTGTGTATTGACAAATTTCATCTATACCGGTCAAAGCTTTGTCTTCCATCTTCTTTAACCGTTGTTTTTTAGCGATTGGCTCAAGGAGAGAGATGGTTATGAGATGCGGCGGCACATCTTGAATTTCATACTCCGCCTTCCAACGCAAAAACGCACCCATATGAAGGACCGGGAAGCCACCTTCTTTCACGATCGGCAACTCATAATTTTGTTTGATGCGAAGAATTTCGGCAAAGGTTCTTTTAAATAGTTTTTCAATATTTTCCGCGCCAATGATAATTTCATCTTTTTTTTCCGTTTCTGTTTTTCTCATTGTTCTCCATCTCCTTTAATTCTGATATTTTTAAATAATGATCCGCCGGCGATCGATTCGTGCCTGTCCCCAGCGTAACGAAACTTTCCTGGTTTGTATTAATTGCAAAGGCGGACGCTGAATTTCTTTGATATCAGGATGTGCTGCCTGCCAAGCTTTTAAGTCTTTAACGTAAGCGACAAGCACGCCGTTTTCTTTTTTGACAGGAATATGATCGCTATACCAAAGCAGCCATGTTGGCAGAGTGGCAGCATCTATCAAACCAAGATAATCTTCGATTGCATTCCTGCCAATCAACTTTTTTCCACGAAATAAATTTCTAAACATTTTTACATCCCTACCAGATACTGCGCACCTTCGGCATTGGCGCGTATCTGAATTGCTTTTAATACCTCGAACATGAATGCTTCCAACTGAGGTTGCAAACCTTTGCCGTCGATCTGGATCATGGCCTGGCCGGACTGCATAGCGTTTGTCCGCGCTTTCATGTTATCTACTTGCGCTTCGACAAGCTTTTTCTCCAGTTCCAACGCTGCATCCCGGCGTCTGTTTTCATCCGTGATTTGCTGTTCCATGAAAGCCGTTCCACCTCTTCCCGCTTGCGTTAACGTGGCAAAAACACCCAAATCAGCCGTTATTACTTTCCCGGTATCCGCAATCGTTGCATCAACCGACTTAAATGCCGTCTCTATTATTTTTGCAGCGGATTCTATTTGTGCAATATCAACCTTGGCTTTCCATTCGACAGATTTCTGGATAATGGCGGATTGTTCTTTGATCTTGACCTCATCTATTTTGGCCATGATCTCCATTGTCTTTTCTTTTGGTATTTCCTTTTCAATAGTGTCAGAAACATTCTTCAATGCCACACCATTAACGATATTTGTTATGGTCATTGTTCTGTCGTCAGGGAATTTTTCTATAAGTATATTGCCGACTTTATCAATTGTTGATCCATCGGCTTGAACACCAATCGTAATTACTTTCTTGTCATTCATGCCGTCAAGATTGGTTCTGGTTGCCTTTATCTGGTCAATAACTTGTTGATATGTAGGAATGGAATTACCCATTGCATCCGTATTTTTTTCAGTTGCCTCTTGAACCTTCTGAATGCCGTCAACCAACCCCAATGATTGTATCAAATGATCGTGTTGTGCCTGGGTTAATTTTCCGCTTGCCAGGCCGGCATCCAGCATTGCTAATGTTGATTGATTAAGAGCTTTCGCGTTGGCATTGTGCGAATCCGCCAAATTATCCAGCGTCCCCTTTTGAATAATCGCATATGCCGTAAACCCAGCCATCGCTACTCCCATAGCAACTAACCCGGCCGGCGATAACATAAATTCCATACAAACCGCCGCCATTCTTTGTAATGCAGGAATTAAGGCAACGTCTGCCGCACCCGCCAGCGCCTTTACGCCGGTAATGCAATCGATGAGAGCTGCACCTGTAAATATTGCAAATACCCCTTTAACTATGCCCATGTGTTCAGAAAGTGTATTTATCGATGTTGCAAGCCCAAGAATATTCCCGGCGAACTCTTTAGTCTTTGAATCCGCACCTATACAATCATCGACAAATTTACCGATTCCTTTAAGCAACGGCTCAAAACCTTCAACGATTCCTTTAGTAACTTCAATTAGGGTTTTAAATGAGTCGATAATTTTCTGGATGAAATCGTGCAAACCCGATGATGTCATTAGGTCAAACTTTCCGAAAAGAGCTGTGAAGGCATCGCCCAATGCGCCGCCAAGACCTTTCAGAGAATTTATCAAGCCGGAAAAGTTTAGACCCTTCATTGCTTCAGGAAGATTTTTTGCGATAATTTCTAACTTGCTGGCAAGTTCCTTTCCCATTTCAGTGAGGAAATTAAATATCGGATCAAACGCCCCTGCATCAATACCGATCTTTAACCCTTTAAAAACATCCGCTAGGGAATTTGCGATATTAGAATAAGAGGGCATTAATTTATTTCCAATATCGCCGATAGTTTGTTTGAAAGAATTTTCCATTCTCTGATTAACATTCTCAAAGTCGTTGACAAAAAGGTCATACTCTTTTTTCATTAGTCCCGTTGAGTTTCTAGTTAACTCCAGGTCATTCCTAAAAGCTCCCGTTGAATCTTTGGCAAGATCGAATGCGACATTCAGACCACGGACGCTTCCGAATAATATTTTCATTGCTTCGGCATTGCCATGCGTTGCCGTATATGCTTGTTTTAGAACCGTCTCTAATCCTTTTGTACTGACTGTTTGTGCATCAAAGGCAATACCCAGTTTTGCTGCTTCTTTCTGTGCATCTGATGATGGTTTGAGCATATTTCCCAGCATGAACTTCAGCCCACCCAAAGCCGTCGCTGAATCAACGCCATAAGATCCCAAAGCACCAAGTGCCGCCACAAGGGTTTCTATCGGGATATTCATGCCACTGGCAATACCTGCGACTTTTCCCATTTCTGTTGAAAGTTCAGGTAAAGTGCCGGCACCTATCTGGACACCTCTTGTGAATACATCGCCGTAATGACTTGCCTGGTCAAGTGAAGCACCATAAGAATTCATTACCGTAGTAAGCAGTACACTTGAAGACTTCAAATCGCTATGCGTGGCGACTGCCAGTTGCTCTGCTATGGATAACCCTTCTAAAGCAACTTTATAATCCGTTCCCTTTTGGATAGATTCAGCGAGCGCTTCATTAATATCCTTCAAAGACCGGCTGGAGGACATACCATATGCTTCTACCTGGCCTTTGAAAGTTTCAATATCGGATTCACTTCCCCTTATGCGGAGAGCAACCTGGTCAAACGATTCTTCCAGTTCACCCGCTGTCTTTACGGCATACGTTATCCCCCCTATTGCCAGTGCTGCAAGCACAGTATCGAGTTTCAATATGTCATCTGTGACAGCCGCAAAAGGGCTTGTCATTCCCCCGAGAGATGAATTCATTTTTGAAAAATTATCCCCAATTTTATCTATCGTAGCGGATAAATTCTCATCTTTTCCTGAAAAGATAATAGACACCGTTTTTTCTAAATTGGCCATTGTCAATCCTCCTTTTATTGTTTCACTACATTTCCAAATCGTTAGCGTTGTCTAATTTCTTCGTTCAGTGGAAAATGTCGGCATTTTTAGAGCATAGTCATATAGACTCGCTTGCAATCTTGAAATTTCAGGCTGAAGCAGTTGTAAATTTTTTCTAAGATCATCCCAAGATTTACTGGCAAGGCACATAGTTGAGTAAAATATTTTATGAAATTCAGAATCTAATTTTTTAGCGGAAATCAATAACTCAGATATCTCGTTATTAAGACTTTCGCGTTGTTCTAAATTTGATTCCCGGTCCCGATTCACTTTTTTTTCGGATATTTTTTTCAGAACGTCAAAAAGTTCTGCACTAATTGAATTGAGCTGATTGATTGTTTTATTTATTTTTTTTATTATTGATTCCATGTTAATTTCCTTTTTTTACGAAGGATACTTTGCCATTTCTCGGTTATAGGCCTTTAGAATGCCGGTATTCATGCCGGCATTCTCTCAAAATTTAAGCGCGGTGAATTTGAAGTGTCGAATTCGACCAATACGCTAACCATTTCAAATCCTAATCCCTGCATGATGTTAAATTTCGGTTCAGATTGAACAGAATAATAAGCATCTTTGAATCCGGACATGATTTTTTCACCTCTTCTTAAAATTCAAAAACCCCACAAATGGATTTTCTCACGGTGGATATGAGGGTGGAGAGGTAAACGGAAAACCCTTCCACCCTCTCACTATCAGCATGAAGCATTGCGGGCAGCAACTTCAGACAACAATGGAAGGCTGTAAGAACTATTGTTGTCACTGATAGATTATCTTTGTAGAAGATGCCTCGCCATATCCATTGAAGATCCATTGTCGGGGGCGCGACTGAAATCGAACTGTCTCCCGATGGTGATTATTCCCTGATATAAAGAAAATTCGTGTAGTGAATTGCCCAAAAAATGTCCAGGTACTTCCCGCAATACTTTATTAAAATTTTCTGTAATCAATTTTACGGAATCTAACAATGAATTAATCCGTTTTTGCTCATCATCTTGAAATTCCCTAAAAACAGATAAAATAATGCCGCTGAATTTTTCAGCAACGATCCGCATCTTCTCTTGCGAATCCGTCAAAAACTGTTCGATATTTTTTAAAATTTCTTCACATTCTTCAATCTCTTTTTCAATGCATCGGCGGTTTTTGATAGTCTCATCGATATCTTCAAGATCTTTAAAAGGTTGTTTAATTTCCAATTTCAATAATTCTAAACGATTAGTATAATCCGATTTCTTTTTCTTGATGCCCTCGTATTTGTTTTGTGCATCATTAAATTCTTGGATGAAGGGTCTGTTTTTTTCTTCAATAGTTTTAATGATGTTATTTTTTAACTCGGAAATGCCCTTGGTAATCATACTTGGATTGTCCACCGTTTTTTNNTTTTCCATTATTCTTCTCCTTTTAAGTTTTTTCGAGCCAGCGACGGCGTACCAAAAAAAGAATCGTGTATGGATTCACGAAAAATAACCCCCGCAGCCCGCAATATTGTTTGTTAGTCTTTTTCATTTTTTCTATTTAAAACCTTTTTTAATGAATACTTTTGCCTGTGCAGTCGATACCCTGAGCTTCCAGGTAAGCAAAAACATTTTTTCTTAACGTGGAAATATCTATTCCCAGCAGTTCAGCAATATTATTTAATTCTATGGAATCGGTAAAAATGATCCGATGTGCCTCAGTGAATACCTTTAGTGTATCTGGAATAATCAAAGCAGAGATTAAACCAAAAAGCGCAAGCATTGAGATGCCTCGCCTATATTCTATTGGCATATCGTTTAAGATCATTATTTATCACCTTCATTGGCAGCCAGATCTTCAGCCAATTTGGTGATGTCATTTTTTCTCCAACATACGGTCCTCTCGGACAGTCTTACCGGCTTAGGATATTTCCCGGATCTAACACCCGCGTACCAGGCCGATTTAGAAAAAGGTAAAATCTCTAAAACTTTGGGTAATCGATAAAAGCCAATTTGATTTTCCATAAAAACCTCCAAATTAATGTTACAAAAAAATCCAGTTAATCTTCATTAGATTTAACTGGATTCTAAAATAGCAAATATTAATTATTAGTAAACCGCAGCAAGCTACTTACTGCGATTTATTTTTATTCATTAAGTTTTGATTTCATTACTCATTTCTATTTTTGCATGGCTAAAATTCCGATAAAAAGATTTTAAATTATTATTCTTAATTATTTTATTTGTTTTAATATCATACTCTACAATAATTCCTTCTTCTGTATTAATATTGTGTGATGGCCGCCAATATATTCCTCTTCCTTCTTTTTTCCACGGTTTTGACTTTTTGTGATTGTTTTTTAAATAATCAAAGACTGACTGATTAGTGGAAGAAGCAGATTTTTTTATTCTGAATTTACAAAATTCTTTTGTTATATTTTTCTTACTTTCAGGCCCCTTACGACTATCTACTTTCCTTTTTATTTTTTTTGCTCTGTTTAAAAGTAATTCGATCATCCGTATATTTTTTAAACTGTAATTATCATCATCGGCACAGTCACCGTCAAGAATATCTTCCATAAGATAATATGCTTCTGAAATGGCGAGCAGTAAAAATATTTTATAATCTTCTAATTCATAATAATCAATGACGCCTATAGTAAAACTAATTTCATTCTGCAAGACATCAATATCTACTTGATCGGGATCTAATATTTCTTTTATTTTATCATCTACTTTAATATGTAAATGTTCACCTGAGACACTACAGCTGTAATGCTGAGAATTTAATATAATTGTTGCTGATCTTTCCAAAATAGCGCGGGCTACTAGTATAATATTTTTAGAAATACCTGTTTTCTGTTCGATAAATTCTGGATCGAGTGATTTAAGATTTAACAATTGGCTTTCAATGCCAAAGATTGAGCGGGCTTCGTCTATTATTGAAATACATCTTGATATTATTGAACTTGGATATAGATATTTTGGCGCGATGATCGGCAACGAACCAAAAAGAGGACACCAAATCCATTGAATATCATTTTTTAATTTATCTTTATCTTCTCTCTTTATTTGTTTCAATTTGCTTTCCTCTCGCAGCATCCCTTTATTTTCAAGGGGCAACGGGAAGGGATTCTCCCGCTTTCGGCTGGCCGGCCTAGCCCCGGATCATTTTATTTTGTCAGCTGATACCACCCTGAATAACTTTCAGTCCACGGATTTCACTTGAGGAATTATTGTATTTTGGTAATTTTAATTGGGGTTGTTTTGTTTTCTTTATATTTATTTCATCATCAAAAAAGACTTTATTTTCTCTCGTAGATATTCTTTTTTCTTGTAAATTATACATGCCGTTTATCATCATTAAAACAACTTCCATTGGATCGCCAATTCCATTTATTTTTGATTCCGATAGCTCGGCCTCTTTAAAAATACGACTGATCGAACAAACAACATCCCGATAGTTATAAATTGCTACAAATTTATTAAACTCACTTTCAACCGCACATACCTTTACCCCATTAAGATATCTAATTTTCATTAAGCACCTCCAGATTAATAAACTCTAAATATTTTTACGATTTTGTTTTCATATATTTATCTTTTTAAAAGGGATCACTTTTGCACCTACTTTTAAACCATCCAAATAATCCGCCCAGGTCTGCATCATTTTCCGGCGTTCAACTAAGTGCGCCGTTCGATTGTAAGCGCGCCCGTTCGGATCTCTGACTGCATGCGCCAGTTGATGTTCAATAAAATCCGGCCTGACTTGCAATACTTCATCAAGAATAGTTCGCGCCATGGCCCTGAATCCATGTCCGGACATTTCGTCTTTCGCATAACCCATGCGCCGTAATGCCGCTAAAATGGCATTATCACTCATGGGCCGGTCAAAAGTACGCCCTGAGGGGAATACGTAGCGACTCGCGCCTGTATATTCATGAAGTTCTTTTAATATCTCTATGGATTGTTTTGACAATGGTACAAGGTGCGGTTCTCTCATTTTCATTTTATTGGCCGGAATATTCCATTCAGCCTTTTCAAAATCTATTTCAGACCATTCAGCATTGCGAAGTTCACCGGGGCGGACAAAAAATAAAGGCGCAAGTTTTAAAGCGCATTGAACAATAAAACTTCCCTGATAATCGTCTATGGCGCGTAATAATTCCCCTACTTTCTTAGGTTCGGTAATAGCGGCCCTGTTAATTGTTTTTACCGGCGATAACGCTCCGCGCAAATCGGCTGCCGGATCACGTTCAGCACGTCCGGTTGCCACTGCGTATCTAAAGACCTGGCCGCAAATAGTTCTTATGCGGTGAGCTAACTCAAATGTGCCCCTTGCCTCGACGCGTCTTAACACGGTAAGCAATTCAGGCGCTTTTATTTCATTGATAGGCTTTGCCCCTATATAAGGAAAAACATCCCCTTCCAAGCGGCTCATAATTTTACTGGCGTATTCTATAGTCCAGTTGGATTTAAACCGTTCATGCCATTCTCTGGCAATGATCTCGAAGGTTTCAGTTTCTTGGATATTAGCCTGCTTTTGTGCTTTGCGAACCGCGCCGGGATCAATTCCATGTGCTAACTGTGATCTCGCTTCATCCCGCAGCTTCCTTGCATCAAAAAGGCTTATTCCGGGGTATATTCCTAGAGAGAGTTTCTTTTCCTTTTTATCGAAGAGATAGCGAAGTCGCCAAAGCTTGCCGCCCGATGGGGTAATTAGAAGAAAAAGCCCCCCTCCATCGAAAAGTTTGTATTCATTCGCTTGCGGTTTTGCGTTTCGGACTTTGACTTCAGATAACGGAGTTATTCTTTTTGGCATAAAAATTTCTCCTTTTTTGGGGCCTTTTGTTTTTTTCGGGGCCTTTGCACCTTCAGAAGGCCTCAAAAAATCTTGGATTAAGTGTTAGTCTTATAACACCTCCCTGGAAAGAAAGCAACAAAAAACCCACTATTTCTAGTGGGTTTTTGCGTTTATTGGAATCTATGGGATTATGGCTTGGAGGCGGCACCCGGACTTGAACCGGGGAATAACGGTTTTGCAGACCGCTGCCTTAGCCACTTGGCTATGCCGCCTAAAAATAAAA